AGCTCGTATGCCCGCATTTTTTGAACATGCAAACACAAACCTACCCCAGTACGCTTAGTTTCCACTCAGAGAAACTAGAGAAACTGGTAGAGGATTTAGAAACCAAGTTCGCTTGGCATCCCGTCCACCCCAAGGAGGACTTAGCCTCCATCATGTACCGTTCTGGTCAACAGGATGTGGTACAGTACATCAAATCAATAGTAGAAGAAATCTAATGTGCGTATTCGGAGGAGGAGGGTCAAGGTCAGCACCTTTACCAACCCCAACACAAACTTTTCAGCCTCGTGTTCAACAACAGAAACAGGAGTCTGTAAGACCTGAGAAGAAAGAACTTCTCGACCCAGATGAAGTAGCAGGCGTAGAGTATGGCTCTGGTGCTAAGAAATCTGCTCCAAGTGCCGGTAAGAAAACAGGTACTGATGCTCTTAAAATAAACGTGAACACCGGTGGAACTCAAGGCGGTGGAACCGGAGGACTAAATGTATAAAGCCAGAGAATTATACAGCAAACTAAGTAGTGATAGATCACCGTTCTTAGATATTGCTGTAGAAGCCTCTGAACTTACCTTGCCTTATCTCATTACACGTGACGTAACTTATAAAGGCTCGAAGACTTTACTTCAGCCTTACCAATCAGTTGGTGCTAAGGCAGTAGTTACGTTAGCAGCTAAATTAATGTTAGCTTTGTTACCACCCCAATCTCCATTCTTCAAACTACAAGTCAGAGACGACAAGATAGGAGAAGAGTTAGAGCCAGAGATACGTAGTGAGCTAGACTTATCGTTCGCAAAAATAGAACGTAATATTATGGACTACATAGCTGCATCTAATGACAGAGTTGTAGTACATCAAGCACTCAAACATCTTGTTGTCTCAGGCAACGCACTTATCTTTATGGGTAAGGATGGTTTAAAACACTTTCCGCTCAATCGGTACGTGGTTAACAGAGACGGTAATGGTAATGTTATAGAGATCGTGACTAAAGAAATGATTAGTCGCAAAGTATTAGGTATAGAGTTGCCTAAGCCGCCAGAAGCGGGACCAAACTCACCAGACTCTTATGAAGACGACGCTGAAGTATACACTTGCGTTAAAATGGATGAAGCATCCGGACGTTGGACTTGGCATCAGGAAGTAGACGATATGATACTTCCCGGTAGTCGCAGTACCGCTCCCAAAAATGCTTCACCTTGGTTAGTTCTTCGATTCAATACCGTTGACGGAGAAGATTATGGAAGAGGTAGAGTAGAAGAGTTCATTGGAGATCTAAGGAGCCTCGATGGATTATCTCAAGCTCTCGTAGAAGGAGCTAGTGTAGCAAGTAAAGTTATATTTCTTGTGTCACCATCCTCTACAACCAAACCACAAACTTTATCTAAAGCCGGTAATGGTGCTATCATACAGGGTAGACCAGAAGATGTAGGAGTAGTGCAAGTAGGTAAGACAGCTGATTTTGGTACAGCTGCAAACCTTATGACACAATTAGAAAAAAGGATACTTGAAGCGTTCTTGGTTATGAACGTGAGACAAGCAGAAAGAGTTACAGCTGAAGAGGTACGCCTTACACAGCTAGAGCTAGAACAACAGCTCGGCGGGTTGTACTCATTGTTAACGGTAGAGTTTCTTATACCCTATCTCAACAGAACACTGCTTATATTACAACGTGGTAATCAAATACCCAAGTTACCTAAAGACGTAGTTCGACCAAAGATTGTAGCCGGTATTAACAGCTTAGGTAGATCGCAAGATGTCGAGGCATTGACAACATTTATAGGTACTATTGCACAGACATTAGGACCACAAGCGTTGCAGAAATACATCGACCCATCTGAAGCTATCACAAGATTAGCAGCGGCACAAGGTATAGACGTACTAAACTTAGTTAAGTCTCCAGAAACTATGGATGCAGAAATGCAACAACAACAACAAATGGCTACTCAGCAACAGCTACTAGGTCAAGCCGGTCAGTTATCTAGAGCACCTATTATGGACCCAAGTAAGAATCCAGAAGGTGTAGCAAATCTAGGTGAACAGCTAGGCTTAGGAGGAGCGACTGAGGGTCTAGGACAATCCACACCACCAGAAGAATAAATGGCAGATCAACAAACATTTACAGTAGATAACACAACGCCGACAGAAACAATGTCTGACAACCTCACAGCTGACGAGCAAGATTCCCTTGCCGTCGGCGAGAAGTTGGTTGCAGAACAAGAAGGACTATTAGCGGGTAAATATAAAGATGCCGCAGAGCTAGAAAAAGCATACGTAGAGTTACAAAAAAAGTTAGGTTCTAACGAGCAGACTGAAGACGTAGAGCAGACTTCTGCGACAGAAAATGAGACAGCTGAGACAAGTCTTAGCGATGGAGCTACGCTTATTGCAGATGCAAATGACGAGTACTATGCTAATGATGGTAAGCTATCAGAAGAGACCTTAGAAAAGTTCAGTTCTATGTCTAGTAAAGACTTAGTGAACGCATACCTAGAGGTACAGAATACAGATGCTTTCAAGAGTCAAGGTGAAGTAGCTGACTTATCTGATGCTGAAATCAATCAAGTTAAAAACTATGCAGGCGGAGAAGCAGAATACGATAACCTTATACAGTGGGCTGACGGAGCATTAGACGATAATTCTAAAGAAGCATTTGACAGTATCATAAATACAGGAAGTGTTGATGCAATTAAGATAGCAGTCAATGGTTTAAAAGCACAGTACGAAGCAGCAAACGGTTACGAAGGTAAGATGTATACAGGTAAAGCACCAAAAGGTAACACGGATGTATTCCGTAGTCAGGCAGAACTCGTAGCAGCTATGTCAGACAAAAGGTATGATAGAGACCCTGCCTACAGGCAAGACATCATCGAAAAACTAGACAGATCAGACTTAGACTTTTAGGAGATTAAAAAATGCCCGCAGGGAAAGGTACTTACGGAAGTAAGAAAGGTAGACCACCTAAGAAAATGTCAAAGGGACTAGCCGCACTCGCAAAAAAACGCCCAAAAGTTGCGGCTGCCATCATGAAAAATAAAAAGAAGAAAAAGTAAATGCCTAACAAGAAGAAAAAGTATGGCAAGAAAACATACCACAGAGAGGATGCTGTCAAGAATACTATCTTCTTAGAAGACATTAATAGAAATCCAATCATTAAAAAGTTTGGACCAAATAATGTAAACGAAGTATAATGGCTGTCAAGAAAAAGAACGTGAGTCTCAAAATGGGCAAGCATAAGTCTCGCACAGGAGGACTCACAGCAGCCGGTAGAAGGAAGTACAACGCAGCTACCGGCTCTAACCTCAAGGCTCCACAGCCCGGAGGAGGTCCACGCAAACGCTCATTTTGTGCACGCATGAAAGGAGTCAAAGGACCAATGAAAAAACCAAACGGCAAACCTACACGTAAGGCTCTTGCCCTACGTAAATGGAAGTGCTAATGAGGAAAAGAAACGTACCACCCAGAACTACACCACCTACAAATGGTGCTAATTCTGGTGCATCGAGAGGAGCTGTAGATATCAGCCCTTTTGATAATATACCAACAGGTTTAGCTAAAGCCAGTTCTGCCTACTCTTCGGTTTCGGCTAAAATAAAAGAGAAACACAAAACAGTAGGAAAAAGGAGGACTAAAACACGTGGCTAAACGAGGTCTATACGCAAACATCAATCGTAGAAAAAAGCTAGGCATCAGCCGTAGCAAGAAAAAATCTACTATCACCCCGAAAGCTTATGCTAATATGAAAGCAGGCTTTCCTAAAAAGAAAAAGAAAAAATGATTACCACAGATATTGACGGTAAAGATAACATCTACCCAAACGAACCACCCATACAATTATTACCAAAACGAAAACTAATGTCACCAGAAGCAGAAAGATTTAATGGTTGGGCAGCTATGCTCGGCTTCGTAGCAGCTGTAGGAGCTTATGCTACAACAGGTCAAATCATCCCCGGCGTATTCTAATGTCAGCTATCTCAGTCACAAGAGGTAGCAGCACTAGCAACTGGGAAAGATTTTGTCAGTGGGTTACAAGCACAGATAACCGCCTATACGTAGGTTGGTTTGGTG